TATCCGGTTGGACTAACTCACGTGCCAACTCTCGTGAGCGTTCTCTGAGTGTTCTAGCGGTATCTCGAATGTATGTTTGGGAATCTGTCATCTCAGTTGCTCCAATCAATCGGCTGTTAACTACTGTGGAATGTATGCCAGTTCGGCTTGGCAGTCGGTGCATGGTAAGTCGGCAGGTTCGCCAGTGATTACGCTGCGTGTCAGGTCTCTAAGTTCCGCTCTGTGAGTCCAACACAGCACATCTTCAACACTGTTTCCATTGCTGGACTCCCACGATGTCCAGCGTAACTCTGTACCTGTACGGTCAATGCGTTTTTGGATGTAGTCCTTCATATCAGTTGTTCTCCAATCAACTTGTGTTCATCTATCGTTGCATACCGTTATGCATGCTGTCAACAGGTAAACGGTACAAGTTGGCTCGGATTGCGTGAGGTTGCCGTGAGGTTGGCTGGCAACATGGCTGGCTGGTCACTGGAAAACATGGGAACGGCAGAGGACGCAGGCACACTGAGGACGGGGAGACATGATGACGATGGATGACGATGGATGGCTGTGTGTGTGTGTGTGTGTTGGTGGTGGTGATGGTGGTGTGTGTGTGTTGGTGGGTGGGTGTATGTCTTCTGTCGGTGTTGTTTATTAGTGGTGTTAGACCCGTAAAAATTCCCAGCAAACTTTTGAGACTGCTGTTTCCTGTCTGCTGTTTGCCCTGTCTTCATCCAAATTCCGCATCAAGTTTTCAGGCTACTGTTCTCTGCCTGCCCGCTGTCTGCTAGAGTTCTTTGTTGACCGTCTGAGGCGTTTGTGTGTTCTCCGTGGGCATTGTCCGTGCCTGATTCCCCAGTTTTCGCCTTGGGCGGTCTCTTTGTATGCGGGACGTGCTAATGTGAGTTCACGGGACATGAAAGAGTGGGGATTATTTATGTTGGACAGGTTTGAGTTAGAGCGTTGGGTTAAAGACATTGATGACCGATTGCGTCGTCTAGAAGACTCGCCTGATCGTTCTGAGAACCGCTGTTTTGAGCCTTTTATGTCTAATGGTGTGTTCACTCCATGCAACAACACCCTTGGCTGGCACAACCGTCCTGATGTTTACCACCCATTTAACGAGTCTTTGAGTGATGCTGTTTCTGCGTGGGGCGAACTTATGGGGCAGGAAAAGCCCACTGATGCCGTAGAATAACCCCGTTATGTCTACTCAGATACCAATATGTGTTGCTTGTGAGAAGAAGCGGTACGACTTGTACCAGATAGATGCTTTGCAGGACGAGTGGTTGTGTGAGGACTGTTTGGATGCGACTGTGTTGACTCACATGATGTTGACTGATGGAGAGCAAGAGTGACGGACACTGGTTTTTATATTGATATTTGGGCAAATCAAGTTCCAGCAGCGATGAACCCAATTACGACATTGCCGTTTGACAGGGCATCTCTTCCACAAAAAGGCGATGATCTTTACTTCCCTGATGCGCGACCGGACGGTGTACCAGAAATGGCTACTGTTGTGGAGTATTCGTGGTCTTGGAGTGAAACGTATGAAGATGAAGTCAAGGAACCAGCATTCCCCGTAACTCTGTGGGTTGAGTGGGACGAATCAGATGACTGATTTCTCTGTTTCCTCTGTAGGCACGTTTCAAATGCCACGGTCTACGAGATTTCCGCAGTGTTCCGAGCAGCCGTGTATTTACCATGTTTACAAGAACGGACTCTGCAAGAAACATGACACACATCAAGTAGAATCTGAGAATGGCGACTGAGACACCGACTTATACAGTACGTGACCTAGAGCGAGAGATCGTTTCTAGGTCTTTTGTTCATTTTCTGGAACACGTAAAACTGCTCGACCCGCCTACTGCCACATCTCAGGGCGGAATTATCCAACTGAAACTGTGGAAGCACATCAAAGAAGCCGCTGTTTTACTGGCTGGCTCCGATACTGAAGACCCGAAGAGACTGATTTCCGTACTCAAAAGCCGCCAGATTGGGTGGTCGTGGATTCTGGCTGCGTATGCCACGTGGAAAGCCCAGTACCACGAAGGCGCAAACGTACTTATCTTCTCGCAAGGACAACTTGAATCCAGCGTGTTCCTTGGCAAGTGCAAGACCATCATGGAAAACTTGCCTCCGCACTTGCAAACTGGCACTGGTCGGTCGAACGACACCACAGTTACGTTCCCGTCCATGAAATCCAAGATTACCGCACTGCCGTCAACTGAAAATGCCGGTCGTGGTGAGACTGCAACGCTCGTAATTCAAGACGAAGCGGACTTTCACGAGAACCTGGAACTGAACTACGCAGCCATCAAGCCAACAATTGACCGTGGCGCACAACTGATTCAGGTCTCAACGATCAACAAAAAGACCGCTGGCTCTCTATTTAAAGAGATTTACCGTAATTCCGAGACAAACGGCTTCCACAAAGTGTTTCACGGCTGGCGCAGTGTCCCAGACAGAGACGACGAGTGGCACGCACGGGTGAAGAAAGAGGCTCCAACCTCTGAGGGCATGACTCCTGAACTGTATATGGAGCAGGAACACCCAGAGACTGAAGAAGAAGCATTACGTCCAACACGGGCAATGGCTGCATTCGACACAGATGCACTGGAATCTATGCAGAATGACGCTAAAGACCCTGTTGAAACGAGAAATGGGGTGGTCAATATCTACCAGAAGCCTGCTGTCGGGAAGCGGTATGCGGCTGGAACGGACACTTCCCACGGAACAGGAAACGACTATGCAACTACCGCTATCATTGATGTTGAAACTGGTTACGTGGTTGCCGATGTTGATTCTCAAACGCTTGCTCCAGAACATCTTGCCCAGGAATCCGTTCGGCTCCTTGAAGACTACGGCAATCCGATCTGGGCTATCGAAGATAACGACTGGGGTCAACTCACAATCGACAAAGCGAGAGACCTTAAATACCCAAGACTCTACGAAAGGCGTAATCCCAACGGTCAACCTTCAGGAAGGGTTGGTTGGCATACGGATTCCCGCTCTCGCCCGCTTCTCTGGGGTGAGCTTATCGAAGCTGTTCGGGAAAGATTGATTACAATTCCCTCTAAGAACGGGCTTTCACAGTTCTCAACCGTCATCAGAAACCCTGATAAGGACGGTCGCATCGAAGCAATGGTCGGCACACATGATGACTACCCTATGGCAGTTGGGTTAGCATGGCAGATGCGGAAAGAGGCATATCATCAAGATTCCAAGATCAAAGTTATCTCTCGGAAAGAAAGACTTCGCAGACTAGGCAAACTCTAAATGGCAGCATCAAAGCGAGATGAAGCGAAAATCCAGCAAATTCTTGAGCGGGTAGACCGCAAAGAACAAGTATTCCTCAAACGTACTGAAATCATGGACGATGAGTACGCATGGGGCTGGCGAAACGAACGCTTCAAGCCAAGTGCCGTAGAAGGAATTCGCCAAGAAGATGCTGTCACAACGAACTATCCGAAGATTCTCGCACGAAAAGTCTCCAATCTCGTAGGTTTTGCCGACCGAATTATTCGCGTTGAAGACGATGCCGACAACGAGAACTTCAGAGACCAGAACAACGCAACTGAACGCCTTGCAATCGGAATGCTGGCAAACGCAGATGAACGCCTAGAGAACTCAGGCATGGCATCCACCGTTCAGGGCATGAATGCGTGGTTTGGAACTGTCCGTGGCGCGTGGATTGCTACTCGTGCCGTGCTTATCAAGGACGAAGACGGCAACACCATCGAAGATATTGTCCCGATTGACCCTCGAAACATCGTGTTTGAGAAGGGGCGAGGCGAACCGCTGTGGGCAGCTATTGTTACACAGCGTTCCAAGCAAGACATCCGTGACGAATATCCTAAATTTAAGTTTGATTCCGAAGACCCAGTACGAAACACCGACGACGATAACGATGAAAACGTGCGCGTCGTGGACTACTACTGGAAAGGAACGCAAAAAGACGGCTCAAAACTCAATGGCAAGTACCTGAACGCTGTCATCATTGACAACCAGTTTGCAAAACCAGCAACTGACACTCACGCAGAAAAGTTCCCAGTTGTCATTCGGTTGATCGGGAACAATCCGGGAGTGATGAACTACACGCTCAATGACGACATCCAAGGTGTTCGTGATATTCCCGGCATCGAAGACGTTGGTGACAGCGTGTTTGCCGCTCTCAAGCACACCAAGCCGCAAGTAGACCGCCTTGCCTCGTACCGTATGGCACTCACAGCCAAGCAGGTTCAGGGAACGATGAAAGTCTTCTCTCGTGACGGAACGAAAGAGTTTGACCAAGACCCGTTCGAGTCCGGTGGCGAGTTGAATCTGTCAACTGATAACAACGAGAATGTAGAACTTCTCCCAGTTGCACAACTCACGGCAGACACCGCTGCATTGGAAGCTGAACTTAGACTCGATGAATCCAACGCCGGTCTCTCAGAAGCAGGACTCGGAAGGCTTGGAGTGCCTGTATCCGGTGCTGCACTGGACATCATTACGCAGTCAGACGCAGAAGTTGCCGCTCCGTACATCAAGGCAGTCGAATCACTGCTACTTGGTGTTTTGGAAAACCTGATTTCTCAATACGAAACAGGCAAGTACAAGACGATTCAGGTACGTGGTAAAACTCACACAGATATTCCATTCAATCGACCTATTTCCCCAGATGACATCAAGGGGCATAACCGCATCTCAGTTCAACTGGTTCAGGTTCAGCCACACGATGACGTTGCACTCTGGCAGGCAGCACAACTTGCGTCCACCCCAGATGCTCAAGGCATGGCACTTGTTTCCAAGCAATACGCCGCAACAAAGATTGCTCGTGTTCAGGACTACGACCAAGAGAAAACCCGCATGTTTGCAGCGCAGGCACGAATGTCCAGCCCTGCTGCAATGTGGCTGACTCAACTGGAAGCAGCGCACAGAACCGGCAACGAAGAAGTCGTGGCGTTTGTAGAATCAGAACTGCAACGTGCACTGGAGCAGCAGTACATGGAAGACGAAGCGCGAAGATTTGCGTTTATGCAGGCGATGGGACAAAACCCGTTGCAGGCAGCAGCAGACGGTATGGGTGGTGCGCCTAACGGAGCGTCACCTAACGGTGTCTCTTCTCAAGTAGACCCGACATCTGCTACAGTAGGGTTAGATTCAGCGGTGTTTCCGCAAGCAGGAAGACCTGGCGTGAGCCGTGAGCCGTCACGAGATGCAGGCTTCAACACGATAGCACCAAGGAATACAGCAGAAGCAGCAGGCTTAGAGCCAAACGTATAGAGATTTAACGATGCAGATATTTTCATTCTTACACCCTGAACTCGGCATTGTTTTTATAAAGGCTAATTCGCGAGAGGAAGCCCAGAGAGCGGGACAGGCTGCCCTTGGTTCAAACCTTACTTTTAGAGAATCTGGCAGAACCATTGAAGATGCGAGACGGGCAGTTGGTGCAAGGCTTTACGGTGTTAGAAATGATGGCGCGCTAATAACTAGCGGAACTGCTGGTATAACGAACGGTCAAGACAACCCAAACATGGTTGACTTCTTTACAAACCTGTCGTCTGCTGAATCTTCTCTTAATGCTGTTCCACCCACCCAGCTACCAGCACAGCCAGTTATCGACCCTGACATAACTTCACTTCAGGGCAACGTACAAGCCCCGATCGCTACTGAAGAGCAGTCGCTATTTGCAAACTTCTTGCGCGGGCTACAAGATCGTGGCGCAGGACTGTCCGGTATTGCTGGGCAGGCACGAGTAAACCGATTCCAGCCACTACAGGCTCAGTTTCTTGCAGAACAAGTTTTGAACCCCGGCGTAGCGGGAACTCCACTTTCATTTGCAGAGTTCTCACGAACTGCACCACTTGCAGGCGCACAGCAGGGGCAGCGCGCTGTTCAATTGTTCAATCAGGCACTACAGCGTTCAAGAGGTCTTAGCCCAATCGGGGCTGAGTTCGACGCACTTACAGAGCGGGAGCAAGGATTCCTAAATCCGACTACTTCTGGTCAGGCACAGGCGTTAGAAGATTTGTCGAGAGCAGCAGCACGGCAGCAATTTGGTGTTGCGTCTGAGTTCTTCCGACCTAATGTTGACCTGTTCCAGCAGTTCCAAGCACAGGCACGCCCAACAGCACAATCATTTGCAGACTTTTTGAATCAGCGCATCTTTGGTGGTTAGATGACACAGCCAATCTTCGGCAATCCGCTATCAAACTTAGAGATATTTGAAGAGGGTCGTGAAGGTCGTAACCTGATCTTCCAGACTTTGCTTGAACGTCTTCAGCAGCAGCAACGCCCGCAAGTAACTCAGTTCAACCGCCCATTTATCAGCAACTTGTTTCCTTCTATTGAGAATGAGTTCATTGGTGCAACAGGTCGGGCAATATCTCAAGGGCAACAAGCACCAACGTTTACTGATTTCTTGAACAACGACTTCAACTTGCAGCGTCGTATTCGACGTGCGCCGTCACAGCAGGTTGGTTCCAGCATTTCACGGCTTACATCACCAGCCAGATTCCTTTTCTCGCAGTAGTCAGGGAGGTACATATTGGTCTTCCCTTTTGGCGTTGGCGACCCCAGAGATGACATTGACCGAGTTGCCCGTGAACTAACCGGCAACCAGTTTCGCCTGAAACGTGACGACCCAGACGCAGGGCAGAAGTTCCTGAACTTTGTTGCTGAATCTGAAGGTCAGTTCATGCAGGTACAGCGCGCTCAAGGCGCAGTAAGCCCGACAGACCCTCGTGGAATCCAAGCACCGCCTGCTCCTGCTCCAGTAGCGGGGCAACCACAAGCCGCACAGCCGTTCGAGACTGGTGGGTTTCAGCGTGCGCCACAGCCAGAGCCTTCATATGGACCGATAAACCCCGAGTTTGTACGGCAACTTGGCGATCAGCGTGGTTCGTTTGGTGATTTTGTTACAACTCCAATTATTGATCGTGAAGTTGCTGAGGATGCTGCTCGAAATGTCGCCCGCTTCATGCCGCTCCTTGGAGAAGGCGTAGCTGCAAACATTGGCGGTGCTGCATCTGAGATTACGACACTTCCAGACCTTGCTATTGGTTCACTGACTGCTGGCTTTGGTGCGCCAATAGCCGGTGCAGCAAGCAGGATTCCGTTTGCTGGGCGTGTTCTACGTCCCTTGCTCGAACCTATATCTGGCTCTCCAGGTCGTGCGTTAGCCGCAGAAGCCGCCGCTGGCACTGGTGCAGTGTTCGGTGCAGAGCGAACTGCTGAAGCCCTCGAAGACACAGACATCCCCGCTCCACTGAAAACAGCGTTGACTCTTGGTGGTGGACTTGCTGCCGGTGTCGGTGCTGTAACTACGCCATCTGTTGCAAGAAGGCTTGGGCGAACAGCCCTTGAAGCCGGTGAGCAAGCCGCTGAAGCAATCGGGCGTACTGGTGTTGGCAACGTGCTAGACCCAGTGCCTGCTCGACAGGTTGCTGCTAGGGCTGCTGGTG